TAAACTCAATAGACTTGTATAACTTCATTCGTTCTATTTCAATGCTTGTAATGTCAGTATATTGCGTTATGTCAACTATTGCGCCTTTGCTGTACCAATAGGGTAACGGGTCAAAAGTAAATACGTTCTTCGTGTTTGAATAGACCGTTAAATTAAATTCTTTGCATATTCCAGAAATAAAATCGCTAATTTTTAAGTCTGGTGCTAAACCTGCTAAATCTGTATAAGAAGTTGTTGTTGTAGTTGAACTTGCTATACCTGTAAGTGCAGAAATTGTTGTGCTTGAAGTATTTTCGGTTCTTTGATATGTAAAATCTATTACTATTGTTATTGCGTAATAACTCCGTATTTTAAAAGTTATAATTTCGTTTTCGTAAACGTTTTCACTGAATTGAAACGGCGACGCTGTTGTTGTGCCTGTTCGTGTGTTTGTATAAACTCCATTTCTATACATATCAATAAAGTAATCGCTTGGACTTGTACTTAACGAAGTAACCGTGTAATATAAAATGTGGTTAACCGTGTTTGTGGTGTCTAATTCTATTCGTGTAAAACTATTTGTTGTTGTGTTAAAAGCACTTGCTAAAGAACCGCCTGAAGAAGTGAAATCTAACTCAACAGGGTTGTTTGTGTAATGGTAACTTTCTTTGTTTTTGTAAAGTAAAAATGCTTTTTTAAATAAGTCCGAACTTAAAAATAAACCGTTAAATGTTATTCCGTATTTACTTTGAATTAAATCAAAAATACTTGCAACACGAACCGCAGGAAATAACTCCGTATAAAATATTCTACCGTCATTGTGTCCTAAATTATTACTATTATTTAAAGGGTAATTATACCAATTAGGCAAATTTGCAGTCGGAAGCGGAAAACTTGAACCAAACTGCCAAACTCTATTTGAACTTATTAACGGGTAACGTACATTGTAATCGGTTACTGAACTATCTATTGTAACTCTGTCATAAACCTCCGTGTTTGTATAGTTGTGGTCTAATGTTGAGTAATTTAATTGGCTTAATTTGTCTTCGTTAAAAAAGTCTTTTAAACTTACTCCAGCTCCGTAAAATGTTATTGAATAGCTATCAGGTTGTCCGTTTTTTAGGTTCGTCTTTTCTAACTGAATTTTGCCACGTCTAAATAAAATTGTGTCAATTTCAATATAAGCGTTGTATCGGTTTTGGTAATCAATAGTTGCGTCAACATCGTTTTGGTAAAAGTGTTGAAATATTGCGTTGTTTGTAGGTGAACACGGAATAGTAAACCCTTGTGAATAGTCTGTGAATATTTTGCTTATGTCCGATATGTTTTGTATTGTTGAATTTACCGTTATTTTTTCGTCGTTAAATAATTCTAAACGTGAAAATTCTAACTCGGTTTGCGCTAACGCTGTTTCAATAAATATTGCTACTTGCCTTTTCATTAAATTACTGAATTAATTACATCGTAAGCAAACTCAAAGTCTAAACTATAATTTATTTGTTTCGTGTTTATGTGCTTAAACAACTCCGTGCTTTTAGTATTAATTTTTGCAGGTTTGTTGTCTATTAAAATTCGTTCGCTTAACATTATTTGTTTTAAAACTTCGTTCCAAGCTTCAGCAACCCAACCTGTGTTTACTTTAATACTTTTTTTACCGTTAGTGTTAAATGCTTTTCTTTGTCCTTCTAATGTATTGTAATTGTAACTATTTGTTTGTAGTAAATTGTATTCCGTGTTTTCAACGCTTAACGTGTCGTTACTTGCCTTAAAAAAGAACTCACGTTGCCACGATCCATACTTGTTTACAAAGTCAATTATAACAGGTGTGTATTTACATTCTTCAAGCGGGTAAAAATACCAAGTCGCTTGTACTGCTGAACTTCCGTTTAATATTTCTACTTTGTTACCTTCGTTTACGTTTGCAGTCCTTACTCTTGGAATATCAAAAGTTGAACTTGCTATTGCTAAACTTGTAACTGTTGCGGTGCTTAAATTTGTATAACGTGCTGTAAAACTTGCGCCTGTTGTTACTCGTATTTTTCCAGCGTCTGAAGTTGGGTTATAATAGTAATTTCCTGCGTCAAGTCCGTAGTTTCCTAAATCATAATTGTAACCACTTTCGTAATATGTACTTCCGTCAAAAGCTAAATAATCAACAGTGTCTAAAAGTGTATAAGTTGAAGTTACTAATTTATAACGTTTTACCCTTACGTTTACTCGTTCTGTTGTTGGGTTTGTTACTGCTGAATTTCCACCTGCTGAACAACTTGCAAACCTTATGTATTCTCTAATATAAGGACTAATGTCGTAAAGTGTTTCAACGTTGTTTGAAGCTGGTATTAATTTACTTAAAGTATATTGCGGACTTGCAGGAACAGTTGAACCGTTGTACAAAAACAACTCTACCTTTGAACCGTTTTGTCCACTTTCTGCAATCCTAATTAAATACGGTGAACGTGCAAATATATTAGCCATTATTTCTTTTCGTTTTTAAATTGTGTTTCTTTAAATAAATTTATTGCATCTAAGCCAAACTTTTCAACAAGTTCTTCAGGCAATCTTTTAAATGCAGTTTCAAATGGTTTGGTAAAAAACAAACTCGGTTTTATTCCTTGTGCAAATATTCTTTTTTGTAACCAAAAACCTAAAGTTTTGTACCCACCCTTTGCAAAAGTTCCGTCTGCATTTCTAAATCTTATATTATTTTTTTGCGCCCACTTGCTTAACGGTTCAACAGGCGGTTTTTTGTTTTTAAAACTAAACGGACTATTCGGAGCTTTTTGTTTTCCGTTTTTTACTAAACTTGGGTTTGCGCCTTTAACTCCTTTGTCTTGGAATTGTCCGTATTGGTTCATTTCAAACTCCATACTCAACGAATTAGGCATTGCCTTAACATTTCCTTTTAAACTTTCATAAAGTCCTTTAGAAACGTTCTTTTGACTTCGTGTTAAATTAGTACGTGCTTCTTTAATAACGTAATCTCTAAACCTTTCAAGTTCTTTTTGTACTTCGCTCTGTTTCATTCTAACAAATTGTCATTCCGTTTTGTGTTACTACGTCAAAAGTCATTGTCCAACCTGCCATATAATTTTCAAAACGTTCTGTAAACGGTTCTAAATTTGCAGTTCCTTCAACCATAAATAAGTCGTACGCTAAACTTCCGTGTTTTATTATTTCGTATGCTCTGTTTAATACTGCGTGTTGAGTATTTAGTACATCTACTTCGTTGTCGTTACCTAAAAATATGTCGGTTGTTGCGCTCTTGGACAAGTCAACTATATCCATTGCAATTAAACTTATGTTCCAAGTTATTGTGCGTTCGTCTAACGTGCAATTATTTACCATAATATGAACCAAAGGAAATATTGTTTGTTTGCTTAAATCTACTTTGAATATGTCGCCTTGTGTTACCGTGTTTACAATAACGTCTGCGTCAAAGTGTGTTTTAAGTTTGTCTAATAATTCGTAATAACCTGTCATTTTCTAAGTTTATTTAATTGGCGTTGTTCAATTTCTTGTTTTTGTTTTTCGAAGGTAAGATAGGTGAGACACATAGCAAGTCCATAGCCGGTAACTGTGTCAAATCTTGTAATGTCGCCTCCAGCGAGTGCATAAATTGACTGATACCAACCCCACTGTTTTCCAAATTGAGCTTGTTCGCTAAACTCGTTTGCGTCTTCCTGTTCGTCTTGATCTGCCGTTCCAAATAAGTAAGCGTAGCTGTTAATAATTCGCTTCCTAAATTCCAAAAAAAAACACTTGAACTTATTGCTATGTCAGCAGGTGTAAACTTCATTAACTCTTGCATTTCTACCATTGGTTTGTAGTCAATTATTTCATATTTGTCTTTGAACTTCATTTTAATTGGTCGGTACATAACAGCCATTGCTTTGTGATAGTCCTCCCACTTTTGTAAATTGTTTTCCAAGTCTACGTATTCGCCAAAACTTATTTCTTCTAAATTAGTTATGAAGCCAAACTCTTGTGTGCCTATTTTAAACGTTGGTTGAAACTTCGGTTTTTCGCTAAACAACTTTGCGAAGTGTGTTATTAATTCGTTTAAACTTGTCAGCTTCATTTTTACAATGTCCTTTAATTCTATACCGCAAAATATTTGTACCATTTTTTGAGCAATAAATTCTTCGTCGTTGCTTCCTTGCTGAACTTTTAAAAATTCTTGGTAACTTTTTAACGGTATTTCACTTAAACTTGTTGGGACGTTTATTTCTAACTTCATAACTTAATAATTAATTATTCGTGTTTTTGTTGTGCTGGTTTTGTTGTATGTAATCGTATGCTTGTTTTAACATATTAATATCTCTAATATCTCGTAGGTAAATACGAACCTTAACCCCTTTTTTTTGGTAAATGTAAATTTGTACGCACTGCATCATAACTTCTAAATCGTTCATCGTATAAAATATAAACCTTTTGTTGGATTGTCTAATTGATATGCTACTGCGTAACGCAAAGCATCGATTGCGTGGTTGTGTTTGTCTATTGGTGTTTTTGACTTTTTTTCCAACCAAGAATAGTTGTTAAGTTCTTTGATTAAATCAATACTATCTTCGCTTATTATTAGGTCGTAATCCTGTAGTAAACTAATTCCATATATCACAGAATCCGCACCTTTGATTGTAGGCACTACATTATTTCCAAGTGCATTTAATTCGCTTATCAATCGTGGTTCTGAATTATCACCTACTATTAAATCTTTGTTTGCAAACTCTGAATTAAGTCTTGCTATTTGACTTGTCGTTAGTGCCTGTTTGTAATATAGTAATTTAACGTAAATGATTTTGTTTGTCTTGTCTATGTTTGTCTTGACTAACGTTGTAGGGTCTGCGCTAAATCCGTAGTCTTGACCGTACACACTTACTCCAACTTCTTTAAAGTCTCCGATTTTCCAATTGGTAAATATAACTCCTTCAGCTTTGTCTAACCAACCACCAAGTATTGTGTGTTTGTATTTTTCAGGTCTTCGTTCTTTGATGTATTCAACCTGTTTTAAAAAAGACTCGGATAGGTTTTCAATATTGTCCAAGTACGTTGTGTGTATGTAGGTAGTATCGTTTTTTATTAGTGTTGCTCCTTGCTCTATTCCTTTACTTTCAAAGAACTTGTCGTATATAAAATGTTCTTTTGTTGTAGGGTTTAAAATTAGAATAACTCGGTTTTGTTTTGTCTTGTGCCTTATGGATAAATCTATTTTATCAAAGGTGTCTTCGTCTGTTAATTCTTCAGCTTCGTCCAACACCCACGTTGTGACTCCTTGCAAAGATTTTAAGTTTGCCGTTTGTGTTCCAGAACTTGTCTTTATTCCTTTGAATATTATTTTGCTTCCTGTTTGTAAGTTTATTATTTCGTCTTTTGTTACAACAAATTGGTCTTCCATTTGCATTAACTCAATCTTTTCTATAAACTCCGGTATAATAGAGATGGATGCTGAAACCAAAGTATAACGTGTAAACAATACAACGTGTCCGCTTTCCTTCGTTAAAAGAAGCAAGAACGTTGTAACGCTGTAAGACTTGGACGAACCACGACCACCTGTTACAATAAAGTAACGTGAAGGACTTCCTAAATAATTAAACTTTTTATTTAAGACTATCAATTTTGAATAAGTCTTTTACATCAAAGTCGGAAACACTTAAGTTAGTATCGGTTGTTTGTTTTGGCGCACCGTAGCAACTATCCATAAGTGCTTTGTAAGCGTTTACGTCTCCGTCCCGCATTTTTTTAACCATTGCTAAAGTTCCTAAATCTTCTTGGCTTAAAGTTTCTTCAACACCTGTTATTGGGTTCTTTGCCTTTTGTGTTGTTTCTAACCAAAGACGTGCTATTGTGCTTCGGTTTCTACTTCCTTTTGGTCTTCCGTTTGGGTTTCCGCTTTTGCCTTCTTCAAATGGTTTTAATGTACCTCCGTTTTTTCCTTCCATAACTCTGTTTTTACATTGTAATTCCGTTGCGTTTAATTTCTAAACTCGGGTCTAATTTTTTCATTCGGTCTATTATCACTTGGCAATATTTTGGGTCTAATTCCATTCCGTAACATTTACGTTTAAGTTGGTGTGAAGCTACCATTGTTGTTCCCGTTCCTAAAAATTGGTCTAATATAATATTTCCTTCTTTTGTAAATTGTAACGCCCATTCCGGTAAATCAATTGGAAAAGTAGCTGCGTGAACATTTGAAAATTCGTTATTTCTATTTGGTGTTCCTCGATATATATTTGGAACTGTTCCCCTAAAATTTGCGTTTGGTATTGCTCTACTTGCGTTTTCTTTTGACGATATAAAAAACATATATTCCCAAGCCGAAGTTAAAACATTTTCAGCCATTGCCGGTGCGCCGTGTCCTTTGTCCCAAATAGCAACATCAATAAAATTATTTTTGTATTCGTTTAAGTATTCTATTAATGCTATTTTGTTTCCTGCAAGACTTTGAATATTACAAATTAAATATTCAGAAAATAATAAAGCATTGTTTGTAAATCCAACTAATAAATCTAAATAATCAGATTGTTTTTGATTGTCGTTGTATTCATTATATTTATTGTCCGTTGTGTGTGTATTTCCGCTTAACATTTCGCTTTTTCCTGCGTTATATGGTGGACTTGTAAAAGATAAATTTGCTTTTTCTCCATTCATTAACTTTGCCACTTGGTCGCTATCGGTACTATCTCCGCAAAGTAAACGGTGTTCGCCTATCTCAAATAAATCTCCTAATACTATGTCCGTGTTTATTTCGTTTGGTATTTCGTAATCGTCTTCTTCAGCTTCTAATTCTTCAACGCTAACATCTAACGGCAAGTCTAAACCCCAATCTTGTAATTTGTCGGTGTCCCATTCATTCGCCAATATATCCCAATCCCATTCTCCAAAACCTACGTTGTCTTTAACTATGAATTCGTCTTTTTGTTGCTCGGTTAAGTCTTCAGCTTTTAAAATATAAATCTCTTTTAACCCTGCTTCAATACACGCTTTGTAACGCATATTTCCGCCAAGTATTATATTGTTTTCATCTACAACTATTGGTCGCAGTTCCAACATTTGCGGAAACTCCTGTATTGATTTGACTAACTTTTTAAACTTGTCGTCTTTAATTAAACGTGGGTTTTTTGGGTTCGTCTTTATTGCGTTAATTTTAACCTTCTGCATTTTCAGTAGTTGTTTCTTCTGTTTGTTCTGGAGTGTATTCAGCGTGAATTATTCTTAACTTACTTACTAAATCACGCAAACAACTTGAACAGGTGCTAAACGTTAAATTTTGGTTTAATACTCTGTTGTTAATTGCTATTAGACTGTTTTGTTCGTCGCTTGTTAGTGTGTTCGTGTTTTGCTTAAAATAAGCGTCTAACGTGTTAAACTCGTCTTCAGTTAAACACTTGGGTTTTGCATACGGAAATAGTTTATTTAACTTTTCTTTTCGTTCTTCGCAACCGCAGTCTTCACCTGCAACAAATTTAACAAGTTTGTCTATTCCTGTTGCTTTTGTAATTTTTGCGATTGTATCGCCTAATCCTTTACTTTCGTTTTTCATTTTGTTTTTTTTATTAGTTCGTAATCTTGGTTTATAAAATCTTCGTAGTCTTCACCTACGTTATTTTTAATTCGTTTTTTACAAGTTTTAACCGTGTTAAATATACTTGTAACACTTATGTTAGTCTCTGCACTTATTTGTCGTAAACTTTTATTCGTGTTTTTGTATAACTCAAATAATTGTTTGTCGTACCAGTGCCAACTTTCACATTCTAAATCTACGTTATTCAACAGGTCGTTGTAAGCTTCGTTTTCTTCGGTATTGTTTTCTTCTGCTAAATTATATACGTCTTCTAAAGGTATAAATTTAATTTTGTTGTTTTTGTTCACGTGCTGAAGAAAAGTATTTTTTAAAGCTAACCACATATAACCTTTGCTTATGTTTCCGTCTTTGAATAGTTTTTCTTCGCTACTCCATTTCATTAACATTATATAAGTTTCCTGCACGATGTCTTCAGCAAAAAAGTATTCGCCAAAAGTGTTTACCATTTTAACCCATTCGTTATGGTGTTTAGCAACTTTTGTTAACCATTCCAAATTTTCATTGTTTAGATATTAAACAAATGTATGTTTAATTTTTCAACAATAACCAAATATATTTATTAACAATAAATTGTTTGTAACAAAAAAAGCGCAAACAATTAAGTCTGCGCCTGTATTTTAACAAAGTATAAACGCAATTAAAACTGCGTCTATACGACTGTTGGCAGCAATATTAAGACTGCACACCAACTAAATAGTTTTTAATGTTTTCTCTATGCTTATCTGATAATGGAGAATTCATACACCAAGTTTCTTTTAAAATTGGTATGTTAGCCATATATCCGCCACCATAAGGAGAGTGGTTAAATTTCAACTCATAAGCAAATCCATACTCCTTTATTGTTGCTAACATTGATTTTTCTTTGTTATTCATTGCTCTTGGAAACATAATTCTAAAAAACACTGCTGCCAACATCAGCTAAAACGCTATTGGCGGGTTCGCGCTTATTTAATTCGGATTCGGAAAATAAATCTATTTGTCTCATAATCAATGTTTTGTTATTTAATAGCCAACAGCGTTTAGCTGCAAATCGTTAGGCAATGCCTTTCGTTCCATTGTAAATATGCTCGTATTTCATCAAGTTCACTTGGGCTTCCGTAGTTAAAACCGTGTCCTTTACTACCCGAACAATCACCACAAATAATTCTTGCATTTTCAAATCCGCTATCACCGTGTCCATAACTCATCCTGTAAGTGAATGATAGTTTATTCCCTCCGCAAAAAGGACACGGCTTGGCACTGCGCCTAACATCGGCTATATTCAATGCCTTAATTTGTTCTTCGGTATAATCTTTTGTTTCCATTTTATGTTTTTGTTTTTAAATTAAATTCTCGTTTCAATGTCGGCACTAAATATAGCCCTGTCCGTTATTTATTTACGAAGCAATCTATTTTTTTAAGTGTTGAAAGTGAAACGTCTTTACCTTCTAAAAAGTTTGTAATCTGGAAAAAGTGAAATTTATTTCCTTCTTCCTGTATCTTTTTAACTATGCTGTTTCGTGTTTTAAACCTTAAAAGTTTCTTTACTTCAATTCGTAACTGCTCGTCTTGTATGTACATATCAAAATGGTAAATCGTCATTTGCATCTAAACTAACATAACTTGGTTGTTTTAAAGTTCCGTTAATTTGTGGTTCACTTCTTTGAATTTGTGGCTCACCTTTTACAAATGGCTCACTAAAACTTACACTAAAAAATTTAACTCCTTTTGCTGAAGTCTTCATCCATAACGCTACTTCCATTTCTTTGCCGTTTACGTTTACCTTGCCTTTGTAGTCTGGATGGTTGTCCGCTTTTTTGTTGTCATTCTTAAAAATTGCACCTGTGTTAATTCTTGTTTCCATTTTGTTTATTTGTTTAGTTTATATTCGTGTTTTAGTCGCTCCAAGTAAAGAACGAAATCCATTGCTTCTTCTTGTGCGTGTTGTAGCCATTCTAACGTTGTTAAATCAGTTCGCTCTAACGTTGTCTTGTATTTCTTTATTCCTGCTTCCGAACGTTCTTTAAAACGTGCCATAACGCTTAAAACGTTTTTGTCTTCAATTTGTATGTTCATATAGCCCAAGTTATAAATTTAACAAAACCTACTATCGCAAAGGTGTAAACTATAATTGTAATAATAATTGCTATTGTTTTCTCTTTCATATTTTTACATTGTTTTCGTTAATAAATTCGTTTAGTTTTTTCCTTACTTCAAACATTGCTTCATTGCCATTGTACTTGTATTCGCTCCTTAACCAATTGTCAAACTCTGTAAGTGCTGAATAATAATTAATTCCGTTGTTTGCAAAGTCAAAATCTTCTTTGTCTTCTGGTAAATTAAATTCAAGTATTGCTTTCATATTGTTTCTATTAAGTTATTAAAATAAATTCTCGCCTGTTCAACTTTGTTTTGTATTTCCCAAATTACAGTTTCGTCACGTTCAATTTTAAATACTTTTACTTTCGTCTTTTCGGGTAAATGGTCAAAGTTATGTTTCTTTTCTACATACTCCCTAATTTCTGCGTCTTCGTCAATTTTAAATTGTTTCCAATGCTCCCTACGAATTTCGTCCTCAACTATTTCTAACGGAGTGTTTACTAAACAATAACATAACAACGCTTCGGCTTTTCCTGTTAGCCACATATAACCCTGTAATTGAAAAAAATACTCTTTTGTAGGTATTTCAGTTTCAAAAAACGGAAACGTATGCGCTTCGTAACTGCATTTTATGTCAAGTAAAATTTCATTCGTGTTTACGTCCGGTGTTCCTGTTATAAAATCATTTTGAAAATGTTCTTCGTTCTTAAAAATAAACCCTAAACCTAAAACATCGTTTACCAAACTAATTGCTTCGTCTTCGCATTGTAAACCCTTGTCGGTGTAACGTGAACTAAATTCTTTTTTAATGCCAAATTTATGTTCTAAAACAAGTTCTTGGATGTAACTCTTTGCCGTTTGACTTAACACTTCGGACTTGTTGCGTGGAGCGGTCATTAACCGCCCCAATGCTGAACAACGTATTTTCATACTTTCAATATTTTAGTTTGTGCTTCCGTTAAACTAAACTTTGTTGTTAGTTCTTCAACTGTATATTCTCCTTTGCTAATTGCGTCAATAGCTTTTTGAAAACGTGCGTTGTCTATTGTAGCTTTTTTAGGTTCGTGTTTTACTTGTTCGCCAGAAGCGTCCGTGTCTTTGTCCGTAACTAAACCAAGCATTGAACTTAAACAATACCTACGAAAATAAGTGCAACCGCTTCCAAAAGATTGGTATAAATTCATTTGCTTCAATTCAATTTGTGGAATCAACGTGCTACTTTCTAAACTTTCACCGCTTTCAATGTGAAATAGAATGGTCGCTAAATAGTTTGCGCCATCCCGTGAATTAAGAAGTTGTGTAAACCCTAAACCGTGTTTTTTTAGTAGTGGGTTAATTACTTCAAAGATTTTCGGCAAGTCTGCATACGTGTAGCCGTAACCTTGTGTTGCTTTGTGAATTACTGGAACTTCTTGCTGAAAATCTGCTAATGCTTTAAATAAATGTTTCATAGTTAATTGTTTTAAGTTAGTAATATATGCAAATATAAGAATAGTTATTTAATAAACAACTATTTTTTTAATTTATTTTTATAAATTTCTATTATTTCTTTTAGTTCGTCTTTTGTCCATTTTTTAACTTCGTGTGCTTTCGCCTGTAGTTCCATTAATCTTTGCGCTCCTATTCGTTCTTTTATGCCTATCTGGTAGTTTAACAAGTTACCACTTAAATACGTGTTACACGCTTCGCATTGAAGGTGTACGTTGTCTTCATCGAACCTTACCGCTGAATGTCCGCCTTGCGAATAGTAATGTCCGGCATTTTCTTTTTTACACGGCTTATTACAGGAAATACAATTTAGTCCAGCGTCACGAACACGAATAAATTTATTGAACACCTGTTGAGCTATTTTTAAATAATCGTTTGCTGTTTTTAAGTCTTCAACCATTCGTTTTTTTTTCTTGTTCCATTCCTTTAATTTCTGAACTTCAACCATTGCTTTTATACATTCGTTTTTTAAACAAAACTTTTGTAAGGTGTTGAACGGTGTAAATTCTTCTTTGCAGTTAAAACATTTTTTAGTTCGTGTTTTCAAAGTTCCATATTGTTAAGTTCAATTTGTCTTTTAAAGTTTTGTAATTCTTGTTTTTGTTCCAAATTTAACCGCTCTAAATTAAAGTTCATTTGTCGTGCTGCTCTAAATTCTTTTTCTAAAGTACCATAAACAACCATTGCTTTTTTTATTTCGTGTAAACTTTGCTCCATTGAACTAATTAAGTCTGTTCTATTCGGATGCTTTGTTTTTATGTCTTCAATGCTTACTTGTAATTTTAAACAAGTGTGATTAAGATTTATTCTGCTACTTAATAATTCAAGTTCCATTTTAAAATATGTTTAAGTTAGTTTTGCTTTGCGGTCTAAATTCCGAAATTACGTCTTTTCCGTAAACTTTAAAACCAAGTCCGTAATTGTATTCGCAATAAACAGGGTCGTTTAAACCTGTATGTTTTCCGCCTGTGTCTATGTCTTTTATTTTTTCAGTTGAAACCCAAGTTACATATTTCATAACTTCGTGTTTTATTAGTCTATGAATTACTATCATATCATCGCACCTATTTGTAAATGCTTTGCCCCCTTCAACGTGGTCTTTTAACGGTGCTTTTAAATGTCCTTTAAAATCGCCGTCTGCGTAAATATTAGAACTACGTCCGCTTTCAGTATTCGGATGAGTATTTATGTAAATTGTCATTCCT